GGTCCCGTAGTAGGGTGGGTCGATATAGAACAGCGTCTCCGGCCGGTCCCAACGGGCGATGAAGTCTCTCCAGTCCAGGCAGTCAATTGTAACGCCGGCGAGGCGCTCATGCGCCGCTTCGAGCACAGTCGCGAGCTTGATCACATTGAAGCGCGCCGGGCCATGCGTGTCGATCGCGAAGCTGCGCCCCGCCGCCTTGCCGCCGAAGGTGAGTTTTTGGAGATAGAGAAACCGCGCCGCGCGCTGCAGATCGGTGAGTGTTTCCGGGTCTTGCGCGGCCAGACGTTCGAACTCCGCGCGACTCGTGATCTGCCATTTCAGCATGTCCATGAAGGCCTGAAAGTGCCATTGCAGGATGCGGAAGAAATTCGCCACGTCGCGATCGCGGTCGTTGATCGCTTCGACCCGAGCAGCCAGCCGGCGGCGGAAAAACACCCCGCCCATTCCGACGAATGGCTCCGCATAGACCCTGTGGGGGGCCGACTCGATCAAGCTGCAGAGCCGCTTGGCGAGCTGCTTCTTGCCGCCGATCCAGCCGGCGGCGGGCGAGACGGGTTCGACCGCCCGCCAATCGCTCGAAATCTCCATCTTTCCTTAATCCAAATCCCGCATCCTCCCCTCGTCGTCGACGACGGCGGCGGGGAGCGTTGTTGGGTGTGTGAGCTGCGCGGGCTTTTGCTGGCAGGCGGACCCGCGTCCGGGGAGACCCGGCCCCGCTACGGCGACAATTTCGCATCCCGCTGCAAATCTGTGACCGAACGCCGGGCGGGGGCGGCGAAGACTTCCGTTGTCAAGTATATGCTCACCATCACTACTGATCCTGTCTTGGCTCACAATCGAGGCGCACCACCAGCCCATCATGGGAAAAGCCGAAGTGGCGGCGCTTGACGACCCAATCCGTGTCGTCATCGTCGCCGAACCCGTTGGTCTGGATCACTCCGCCCGGCCCAGTCCCTACGCTTCCAGGTTTCAATGTGACGTGAAACGCCCGCGTGTCGCGGTCGAACTTGTGCTTCCGGCTGGTGGCCAGGTTTTTTGCTTCGATCTGCGTGCCATAGGCGTGGGGATTGACATAGTCGGGAAGGCTCATGTCGGCGCGCCCGCTCTCGCTCTCCTCGACGTTGCGCTTGGCCTTTGAGCGATCGTAGTGGATCGCCTTCGCTTTCCCGCGCGCCGGCCTATCGCGATCGATGAAGGAGAAACCCTCACAATCGTTCGGCGTCACAGTCGCACTGCCGGCCGCCGCGCCGGACGCCGTTCTGCCGGCTCCGCGTTTGACGACGACGAGGCGTCCCTCCTGGAATTTCACCAGCAGTCCGTAGTGGCGCCCGAGACGCATGGCGAGATGCATGTCGCTTTCGCCCGTCTGCGCGATGATCTTCTCGATTTTTGTTTGAGCCGCCTCCTCATCGACCGCCGGCTGCAGCTGATTATCCCTGGCGATGTCCTCAAACACGTCGCCGAGTTTCTTAGGGCTCTTCCACGAGCGGCTCTTTTGCTTTTTGAGCGTCTTTTTCAGATCGGCCGAATCGCCCGTCACATGAAATGTCGCCTTCGGTCCGGTCTTCACCGTGCCCGTGATAGTGAACTGCCCCACCTTCACGAGGCCCGTCTCCTGCCAGCCGAGTTGAACGGTCACCGTCTCACCCGTGCGCGGCTTCTTGAGCCGCCCGTCATAGTTGCTGATCTCAATCTGCAGCTGATCTGCTTTCTCGCCGTCGCTTTCAGTAACGGTTCCTTGAAGAGCCCGCTTCCCAACGCCGGACACGGGGGTTCCGCCGATCGAGACCACCACTTTCGGCGTCATGACCATAGATCCACGGTCGGAATGATTCTTGCCGCCGGAGCCGGCCGATCGGGGAGATTGATGGTAAGGTTCGGCGGCAGCAGTGGCCCATAGTCCGCAAGCCCGCGATTGGCCTCAAGGATCGCCTCGGTCGCGCCGTTGTGCTCGGAGCCATAGGCGCGCTTGGCGATCGCGTCGACCACGTCGTTTTGCTGCGTGACATAGGTCCTCATGGCCACAGGCTCCAGATTTGGCCGTCGCCGTCGTCATGGGCGTGAAACTCGAGATCATAGACGATCTTCTGTGCGCGGCCGTCGCTTAGATGATAGCTCTCGGCCGCCTCCGCCCGCTCCAGGCGATGTGGTCCCATGACGGCGCCGTTTGAGGAGAGCAGCGTGTAGGTCTTGCCGGCGCGGCTGTCGGCGAGCAGCGCGTCGACGGCCTGATCGAGGCCTCCGCCCTGATGCATCGGATAGATCGTGCCGCGCAGCCTCACAGGGTCTTCGCCGGGGCCGATATATTGTCCTGCGGTCCTGCGGCCGATGATCTCGTGCTTGCCCCAGCGCGGCTCGGCGCGACGCCGCAACTCCTCATAGGCCATGCCTCCGACCTCGAAGCGATGCGGACCCCATCCCATGAGAACGGCACCCATTATCTCCCTCCGCGCATGCGTTTATCGGGAAACCGCTTTGCGCTTTTCCGCCCCACTAATGCGCCTCCGGTCCGTCATGAAGAGCATGCATCGACGCGCCGACTCGCGCGTTCACGCCTGCCGCCTGTGCGCCAATGCTCATGAGCAGTCCCTTGGCCTGTTGCAGTTTTGCGATCAGCGCGTCGATAGCCGAGGCGTCGACCTGTGGAGAGGCCGTTACGGACAAGGATTGCTGAATCGATTGTCCGGCCTCTCTCGCCTTTGTCTCGGCGCGCTCGATCTCGCTCGTATCGACATGCGGACCGCCGGCCTGACCGCCGCTCTCCGCGCCTGGCGTCCCGTGCAGAGCCGCGAAAGTCGGCAACGTTCGGCCAGAAGGAATGGAGCCGAGTCCGGCCGGATGTTGCTCGCCGCGAGCGAAGGTCGGCAGCAGCGTCTCCGGCGACTCCTTCTCCCACCACGGCATATTGACGCCGAGCGAACGCCACCAGCGATGCGCCATGCGATCAATATGGGCTTCGCCCGCGGCTTTTTTTTCCGGCGTCCATCCGAGCGCCTTCTCTTCGACCTTTTCGAGCGCCCATTTGCCGCCATGGTAGAGTAGCCCGCTGATGAGACCGTGCCCGACCACGGAGCCGATTCCGCCAGCCACGCCGCCGCCGAAGAGAAACCGCTTCAGCAAGCCAGGCTCTTTCGCGACTTCGCCCGTCGCCTTGGCCATGCCCTCCGCCCAGGCCTCGCCGCCCTTGATCAGCGCCAGGCGCGCCAGCGCGCCAGCGGTGGCCCATAGTCCCGTGACGGCCGCGACACCCGCCGCAGCCGAGCCGGCGGGATGCTGCTCGGCCCATTTTCCGGCGTTCGCTTCGAGAGCGGAAAACCAGTTCATGAACCTGGTCGCCGCCGGCATATAGGGCTTCGCGGCGTCGCGCATAAGGTTTTCGAACTGTGATTCGACCGCACGAGCGGCCATTGTCGGGTCTTTATTCTGCCACGTCTCCCATGCGGCAAGGCCGGGCGCGCGAGCGATGAAGCCGCGATCCTTTTCGATGATGGCCTGCTGATGCAGGATTTTGTCGGCGATGTTGCGCGCAGTCTGGTCGGAGAAAAGCGCCGCCTCCAGTTCCTCGCGCTTGTCGCCAGAGAACCGCTCAAGGGCGGGACCGAGATATTGCGTTATCCATTTGTCCGGATCGCTCGCGAAGAGATGTGATCCTTTAATCGCGCCCGGATCGATGGCGCGAATGCCGAAAGGACCGCCGCGATGCACCTTCCCCTCGTCGAGCAGCCCCAATTCGTCGAAGGCTTTGAGCGCGCGCGGCATGGCGCGGCCGGCGACGATCGCAGAATAGAGTTGCGTCAGCGCATTGCCGGTCGCATGGCCGCCGAGTTCCTGAATGAAATGGCCGGCCGCGCCGCGTAGAAAGTCTTCCGAGAGGGAGCGCGCGATCGGGCCTTTGAGGCCCTTGTAAAACTCGTTAATGGCGTCGACCGAGAAGGTTTCGCGATAGACCTCCATCCATCGCGCAAATGTCTCCATGCGCGCATGGAGTTTCGCAGCGTCGTTGGCGACGCCGCCTTGTTCCAGAGCCTTGGCGAGATAGCCGAACTCCTTGTCGCTGGTGTGTCCATGCATGCCCTGCTGAATGGCGCGCAACTTCAGCAGATCCGGCATCGCGGCGACGGCATGCTCCAGCGAGCCCACGTAAGTTTGTGCATCGCCGAGCATGGTCTCGATTTGGGTTTGAGAGAACGCCCGGTAGCGGCGCG